CGACCATCGACCAACGACCATTGGCCAACGACCATTGGCCAACGACCATTGGCCAACGACCATTGGCCAACGACCATTGGCCAACGACCATTGGCCAACGACCATTGGCCGACAGGAGGATTGACAGGAGGAGTACGCGCGCCTGCGGGCGATCGCTGATCGTAAAGACGCTTGGGTAGACGCACGCCGAGGGAAGAATGGTCGGGCGTCATATCATCCGGAGGAGGTTCCTGAAGACTGCCAGATTGAAAACACGGAACTGTCGGCTCTTGAGGTCTATGAGTTCCTGCACAATCCGCCGGAGCAGTACTTCGCGTATGTGGGTGGTTGGGACCCGGTACGCAATCGGTGGGGCGGAGGTCCCCACGGCGAACTGACCACATGGGTGGGAGATCAGCTCGGGACCGTCACCTTCGGCCGACGGTACGTTCTGCCCAACGGCAGCGCTCGCGTGCCGATCCGTGTCTATGGCATCAATGGTCGCGACTATCACGGCGCCTATTACGAGTCGTCGGGCAATTATGCGCGGATTCGCGCTTGCAAGGGATAGGGGTTCCCCTCTCCCGTTGGTCAAGATCGCAGAACGGATCGCAGAACGGATCGCAGAACGGATCGCAGGATACAGGAGGATACCATGAAGCACCATACGACCGACCACGCCTATCGACAGGGCCGTCATGACGCGACTACGGCCATTGAGAACGTGACGGCACGCGGCGAGAACGTTCACGCCTATATCAGCCGTCTGCTGGACCGGCTCGACAGCAGAGGCACCTTAGACCCGTACACCAGTGGAGCCCGTTCTGCCCTCCTGGCAGCGCAGGACCACACACGGAGGTCTCATTGATGGAACGCAACTTTCGCGTTGTGTCTGTTACGGCGAGCGGATATCGCTTCGTGGTCGCGTTAAGTACCACGAAAGCGGCAGCCTATAGAATGGCATGGTGTCTCCAACTTGCCGCGCGTCAGAGAACTCTGCTCACTCGCTATCTTGTCGAGGAGGTTTGACATGTTGGCTTAGGTGTATCAGGCGGAACTGTTGTGTGAGGAGTGTGGTGAGAGAACGCGACGCGTCCTAGCCGCTATCGGCAAGCAACCTGAGCAGTGGAATGACGAACGCACCTTCGACTCGGACGACTATCCGAAGGGCCCCTACGCCAATGGTGGTGGAGAAGCAGAGACGCCCAACCACTGCGACCATTGCCATGTGTTTCTGGAGAACCCTCTGACCTCCGACGGAGAGGAGTACTTTAGGGAAGCACTAGCACGTGGTAAGGGTAACGCTGAGGTATTAGCCGCGTGGGCCGATTGGTATAGCCGGCTCATTCCGGACGATGAGGAAGGCGAGGAAGACGAGGAACAAGCGGCGGCTTAGCCCTGTTGGCGTCGACTCGTGTGAAGGTGGTCGGCCGACCACCTTACCCTCACAAGCGAGGGAACAGGCAATCATCCGCCCGAAGGGCAAACGCTCCAACGGAGCAAGGATACAGGAGGGCACCATGGCGTCTGGCATCATCGACACCCATGTGGGTATCGACTATGGAATGGGTCGCGCTAACGTCGACCGTGAGACAGGCATTCGGTACGGCGTGATTTCCCAGCATTCGCTTGACCTTCAAGCGTTCCACGACTCTGTTGAGCCAGTGTATCCCGGTCCTAACTGCCCCGAGTGTGGTGGGGACGTGATACCCGAAGGTGAGGTCAAGCATCGCGATCTTTGGCGCAAGCGTACCGCGTGGGGATGTTTCGACCACGCCTGCCTTGCTTGCCGCAAAGGGTTCGATTCTGGGGACTGCTACGGTGAAGAGGTCGACGGGTGGGAGTGTAACGACCCGGACTACGAACTGACCACGTGCCTTGATACGGACGTGATGGTGCTTCGTTCGCCCTACTACACGCACGCGCAGTACTGTTCGCCGTGTGTGCCTGGCGCCGGCAGCCTTAACTCTCCCTGCAAGGACGGCCCGCGAGCGTACTGTTTCGGGCATGATTGGTTTGAGGGAGGAGTCGCACCATATCCTGTCTTTAGAACGAGTGACGATTCCGAGGTGTACCGCGCTGCCGACGGGTCGCGCGTTGACCCGGACGTGTCGGCCGACCACGCTGCGACGGCAGCCTAGCACGAGAGGAGAGGCCATGTTGGGCAAGAAGGTTTTTGAGCTGATCGGTTTAGGGTGGTCTATTGTTCTGTGGCAGGATGGTCCTGACTCCTTTTCCGTCACGCAAGGCGATTATGAAAGAGTCTATCTCACTTACAATGACGCAGCAACGGCATTTGGCAACCGCGTCATGAAGACACTTGCTGATTTGGGCCGTCTTGGTTGCGAGGAGGACGAGTAGCATGGAAGAGCTTTACCGAATCAACGACGTCTTAACAGCGCTTGCCGAAGAGCTGGGTATTCAGTTTCCAAACGACGAAACGAAGGACGAAGTACTTGACAGCCTAACTCACAAGGTTGCTGAGGCATTCGGATTCAGAGGAGGATTGACATGAAGTGGTGGTTACTCACCTTTAACGCTCGGGGCGATTGGACGGGTACGGCAGGGTTTTACACTCACAAATGGGCGGAGGAGTACGCGCGACGGTATAAAGCCGCCTGTCCTGGCAGTCGCGTGGAAGTTTGGCCTAACGGATGGCAGGAGGCAGGAGAATGAGACGGCCGACACTGGACACCTTCACGCGCGCATACGTCACTTGTGCCTTGTGGCTCCTTGACGAGGACCCGGGGCCCGGCGAATGGTCGGAACATGGGCGGTACACCATTGCCAACATTCACGGCGATACCCTTCGTCAAATGGTGGCCGACTGTCAAAGGTTCCAAGAGGATAACCCTGGGAACCTTGAAGAGGCATACGACTATGGGCTGACCGAAGTGCAAGCGGGTCATGACTTCTGGCTGAGTCGCAGCGGACATGGTGCAGGGTTCGTTGATCACGGAGACTCCGCCTGCTTCGATTGGCTGCAGAAAGCGGCAAGAGCGTTTGAGGAGTTTGACCTTTACTTCGGAAATACGGGCCGGATCTATGGTTATCCGATCGGATAGCAGGATAGACAGGAGGATACCCATGCAAGCTACCATCATGCACCACGGTTGCGAGATTTCGTTCTGCGATACGGACGTGGTTAATTGCAGTGAATATGGCGGAAATCTTAACGACGATGGAGGCATGAATCGTTATTACAGTTGTCATTCGTTTCTGATTCACAACTATGGGCTTACGCTTGCGGTCGTCTTTGCTGCCAACGAAGGCGATTCGCTCGACATTGCCGTTGACGCGGGCAAACTCGATCGATTCAAGGTGTCGGATAAAGACATGGCCGACTATGGGGACACTGAGGAGGAGAGGGACGAACGACTCACCTACCTTGGGAACGCCAGTGAAGCGTTTGACATTGAGTCCCTTGATATCATCAAGCTGACAAATCCGCCATTCTCCCTGGTGGCCCTATTCCGCGCGGCGGCCAACGAGTCAGTGGAAGCGGCGAACGTGACCCATGAGAAGGAACGCTCTCGGCTATCGCGTGACCTCTCGTACTATCAGCTTATGGTCGAGTCAGCCAGGGAGAACCTTCGCCGCGGCAACCCCGACGGCGCCATGGCCGCTCTCTTGCGCGTGGAAGAGCTTATTCGCGAGGAGGTGCGCTAACCCTGGCTTTGCGTTACTGCGGCGAACTGACCGTCCGCGTTCACTTCAACGGATCTGACTATCAAGGAACGATCAGTCATGCGGGTCGGCACCTTTGGACGTTCGCCGATCTGTGCGCGCCGAGAGTCGGGTGGGGACATGGTATCGGGTACGACAGCTCCGAAGCGTATGACCGCGCGGCCGAAGGTGCTGTCGGCTTCGGGTCCTACTACACTACGCACAACCAAGGGCATGACGTTCCTCCTTGGGCACCGACGCCTGAGAACGCCGATACCATTGGCGAACGCTCGGAACTGTCCTGCGACGGGTCCGGTGAGTATATCATCCGTCGCAGGAGGGAGGGTTGATAGATGGCAGCGTGGTCACTCTATGGCGTTTTCGCCGGCAGCAAGTGGGGCATGACAACCAATAAGCGCGAAGCGTTGCGCGCGGCCAAGGAACACAAGGGGTATGTTCGCCTGATGGCGTACCCGCGCGATACTCACTATTGGGACCCACGCACCTTTATCGTTTGCTCCGACCCGCTCGCGGATTTCCGCGCGGAGGAAGAGCGGGTCGCGCGACATCTGCTTGATGGCCTTTCATCGGCGCCGATCGCTTGACGTTCGCTTTACCCTACGCAGAGAATGCGCGCTCGCTGCGAGCGTAGGGTTTGCCGCGGTACGCGCGGCCGGTGTTTGCCGCGGTACGCGCGGCGAGGGATAAGGAGGAAGTACCATGACTAAGACAGAGAAGTGTGCCCAGTACCAGGATTCGCTTGAATTCCTGCGCGACCTTTGCCCTCCCGGCACAAAGGTGTATACGATTCTTCGGCGTGTCGCTGCAAGCGGTATGACACGATGGCTAGATGTGGTGGTGATGCGAGACGGAGAACCGTACCGAATCACCTGGCACGTTGCGCAACTCGGCATTGCAACATACTGCCGGCAGCGCGAGGCGCTTAAGGTCGGCGGTTGTGGTCAGGATGCAGGATTCGCCGTTGTCTATCACCTTGGTGCGATTCTATACCCGGATGGGTTTACCTGTATCGGCGCGACGTGTCGATCTAATGACCACTTCAATGGCGATAGGGACCGTACGCCTCACCACCACGCTTCGGGCGGATACGCTCTCGATCATTCATGGCTGTAAGGGTTTCGGTCAATGACACTCTATTCCTATCATGGTCGCATGCTCGCGCCCATCGGCTCCTATCGTTACCTTGCGGCACACACGCGCGACGATGGACCGCCGATTTATGGTCACGCGCCGATCTATGGTACGCGCGTACGTTTGTTGCCAGCCACGCGGCGGGTTGCGCACCAGGTTTTGACGCCTGCGTTCGGCGAACTGGTTTGGATCAATGTTCCGCATACCAATGCCACACTTGACAGTGTTGAGTAGGAGGATACCAATGCCCGCTTATGTCCCGTTTCGCGATGTGCCCAAAGGAGCGATTTTCCGATTTGTCGGGGACGATGAAGGGGTTCGATGGGAGAAGTATGACTCAGACGGTTACTTTCCCAAAGGGGGAGGAGGAAGTTGGGGTTACATCTGCTGTGACCCGGAACGACTTTGCCGCCTGTTGGAGTCTCTCCAGCTTGCCGAGAGGTGTGAAGTGACTGATACACTAGGCCGGGTCGAAGCGTTAGCCGATGCCATCATGACCGAGGTGTGGCGGTTGCAGACAGTGGGAGCTTTACCCGCCGACGTGCGCTCTTTTGAGGATCTACATGACCATTGCGACGCGAACACGCTCGTTGACGTCGCGCCATTCGTTGAGGGGTTGGATCAGGAATACGGCAGGCTCATTGTCAACGCGGCGCAGGGAATGGTCGACGCGCGGCTGAGACAGGGGGAGGCGCGATGAGATATTACGCCGATATGGCAGAGAAGGCAGAGGGGCTCCCTGCCCCCCCTGGTAAGGAGGCTGCTTCGGCGCCATGCCGCTCAACTCTGGTGGTCGGGTAGTTCGCCCGACACGCTGAGCATTTGCTTTCTGGACGATTAGGAGGATTGAAATGCGGCTAGACGAACGCACTACGGAGCGGTTGCTTCTCGCCTATGGTGACCTGCCCTTCCCCGGCGGCATATTTTTCATACTACGCCCAGAGGTCAAAGGTCACCAGTGGCGCCGCGATTTCATTCCCGCTCTACTTCGGTACGCATCGCACCTGACGGGCCGACCCGCCACGAAACGGAACCGATTAAGGGGCGGAATCACTTCGTTGATATCTGGCGTGGATGGTTTCACGCCCGACGAGGAGATGCTTTACATCACGAACGCGCGCGATGGCCGGAGCGCTCACCACTGGGCCTGGTACAACCCTGCCACGCGCGAGCTTGAGTATATCCAGGGGCCACAGCCCCAAACTCAGGAGGATTGACATGGGATACTTCACCGTTCGCGGCACCTCGGGTGCTTGGTTCGTGCTCTCGCCGACTGGCGAGCCGATCGGCGACAGCCGCGGCCCGATTACGTTTGCCAGTTTGCGCGCGGCGTTGCGGTTCGCCGATGCGATGAAGCTGCCTGTGGCCCTGGTGGAAACGGAAGAAGAGACATGACACAACCCCATTGGGGCCCGAACTGCGCACGCTGCGCACGGCCGGTTAACACCAACAACAGCCGCAAGCGCGATAGAGGAAAAATCTATCATGCTGAGTGTTGGAAGATTATTCATAATGCGCAAACACTCACTCGTCAGATCAATGCCCTGATGCGTTCTGATGAGGCACGCGGCAAATATGCCTATCTGGAGACCGATGCAGGCGATCTCATCCGCATCATCCGCGCTCGCACGCGCAACGGCCGCATGCAGGTTCTGTCGCTCTGGTCTGGCAAGTGGCTGGACACTCCAAGTCTCTCATACATTCGGGTGATATAGGAGACCGCGCATGCTAGCGATTGAGATTGTGGTTGTGTTGTAATGAGAAAGCAAACAATGGGTGATCTAGAGTCGCGCTTTTGGTCCAAAGTAGATCGTCGCGGGCCTGATGATGGCTGGAGTTGGAAGCCGGTGAAAGCGCCGGAAAGGTATGGATCATTCTTGATGTTCGGCAGGCGTCATGGCGCTCATTGAGTTGCTTTCTACTTCGCCAACGGCAAGTGGCCACAACCTTTCTGTTTGCATTCATGCGACAATCCTATTTGCTGCAATCCAACCCACTTGCGCGAAGGCACGCCAGGAGAGAACTTGGAGGATATGGTTACTCGCGGACGGGCGGCTCATGGTGATCTCCATTGGTCCAAGGCGCTTCCTGAGCGCATAGCTCGCGGAAACCGTCATGGATCGCGCACACATCCCGAAAGAGTCGCTCGGGGCGAGCGGCATGGCTCACGAACGCATCCAGAGCGCGTTCTGCGTGGTAATCTGCATCCGTGTCGTCGGCATCCGGAAGCAGTGCGTCGAGGCGAGACACATGGAATGTCCAAACTCAATTGGGCTCGCGTCGACTATATTCGTGCCCGGTATGCGCCTGGCAACACCAAGATGAAATGGATTGCCCAGTTACCTGGCGTCGATGCCAGCTTGATATGTCTCGTTGTTCACAACCGGATATGGAAACAAGCGCCGGGTTCGTAACTATGGATTGCAATTGCATCTGGTCAGATTAACTCACTCGCGCCCACGGGCGCACTTATTGATAGAAGGGATTGACAATGACGACTGACATTCAGACACTGGCCGGAGAGATCGCGACGGCCCTCGGCGGGGGCTGGACCTGCGAAGAGCCCAAAGAGGAGTTTGGAGATTACATCTGTTATCTGCGGCATGCTGACGGATATGTGCTGCGCCTCTACATCTATCGCGACAAGACGCGCCTGTTTATCGCCGGAATGTATCCCAAGACGCGCGACGGCCAGCGGGTGAGCAGCTACAGCGACAAGGCCGACCCGGAGATCACTTGCGCGTTCGCTCGCGGGTCTGCGGCCATCGCGAAGGAGATTGAGCGGCGGCTCCTGCCGCCCTACCTGGAGATGTGGGCGGAAATGAGCGAGCGCGCCCGCTCCCACGACGCGCACGAGGAGGGCAAGGAACAGGCCAAACTCCGGATCATGGCTGCCGTCCCGCTCGACTTTAATCAAGATACCGATACCGCTGACTTCCGCTTCAAGAACGGCGGCGACTTCTACGGAGATGTTCGTATGAACGGTCCTGACTCGGTCGAGATCAAGATACGCAGCGTTGCTCTCACCCGCGCGTTGGAAGTTCTGCGCGTCCTGCTCGGACCCCGAGACATCGCGGCGGAGATCGTCAGTGTCACCGCCCGGATGGCCGAGAGGCAAGCGGAGGTGGATGACCCGGGCAGCATTCGCTTCTCCCTTACGGGTGAGCAACTTGAGCGGTTCGACCGCCACCACGAGGAGTTCCTGACGGATCTACGCAACCGCCGCGCCGAGCTGCAGGCGCTGGCCGAGCGCGTCAAGGGGCTGGAGGTGACGGAATGACAAAGCGAGGTCAAATACTCGCCCGGAGATGACCCGCCTTGCGGGTCCCCTTAACCCTACACTCGCCATTCCAAAGTAGCGAGCGCCAGTTCATTGTGGATCGGCGAAGGGGGATGGAGGGAGAACACCAAGGAGACACCGACCGATGAGAACGATCAACACACCATTCGACCGCGCCCAGAAGCGCGCTTTCGACCTCTGCCAGCGCACCCACGAGACCTATTACGTGACACACGACAGCCTGGACGCGCCGGGCGAGTATCACGTGGTCTCCGAAGAGGACATCGGCAGCCTGGAGCACGTGCGCTTTAGTGCCCGCTGGACCGGAAGCGCCGTCCACGGGACACGGGGATGAGTCGTCGTCAGGGGCTCGATCCCCGCTACGCGTTCAAGCGCCTCTCGCTTGAAAAGCCGGGCCATGTGCTGTTTTGCGATGGTCCGGACTCCTGGTTCGAGAAGATCGACATGAACGCCATCCCCGCGGATGTCAGCTTCGTACTGGTGCCGCGGGAGACCGGCGGCTCTTACGGTGCCGGCTGGATTCGGTCCGTGGAGACCTCGGGACCCGTGGAGCTGATTCCGGTGTCGGCCTCGCTATGCGCCGCGATTGTGCGCGGCGATGGGGTCTGGGTCGGCTATGCCGATCCAGACACCTACCAGGCCGAGGTGCGCTGGCATGCCGGCCACGCACGAACCGGGAGCGATGACGGATATTGCCGGTGGCGGATGAAGACATTAACCGCGCCCAACACGGGCGATGACCGCGAGAACGACGAAATACTGCGATGCCTGCCTCACCGTGCACGATGAGTGCGACATCCGCGTAACAGCCGATCTTCGGCGGTTGTGCGTCTGGTGTTGCGACGAGGAAGGCGCCTGCGCCGTGATGCCGCACTGACACACCCCGCCTCGGCCCGCCGGCCGGGCGTCGAAAGGAGACATCCATGAGCACCTGGAGTGCTGAAGACCCGATGCAAATGACCGACAACGATCTGTGGGAGCGGTATTTCGCAAACGGCTCCATGATCGAACAGGCCGAGCTATTCGAGGGCATTGAGGAAGTCACCGGCTACGTCGTCCACCAGATTGACGAGCACTATCCCGAAGACCAGCCACTCATTGAGGCGATTTCCCAGCGCCTGTTTGAGATCATGGTTAACGCCGAACTCAATCAATCGGTCTAACACCCCTACCCCGCCCCGGCGCTCACCCCGCCGGGGCTCGTATGCGGATGACTGAGAAACGATGAAGTGCGAAACGTTCGTGGTGCGTTGGTATGTTCCCGCCCTGAGCCAGTGGATCGACGTCGCGACGTGTCGAACCTTAGAAGAGGCTAACAGCTCTGCGCTCTGGTTCCGCAAGAAGATGAGCGATTGTTGGAAGGGCGATCTGAAGATTGGCATTGTTCGTATCGTAGAAGAGGAGATGATTCAATGGAGTTGATACTCTTAATCGCAGTTCTCTACGCCATCTTCTGGCGTTAAGGTACGCTTCTTGCACGGCTCGTTGGTGGGAGGTCGACGGAGCCGATGAAAACACCAGAGGAGCGGTTTTGGAGCAAAGTCGATAAACGCGGCCCGAATGATTGTTGGCTCTGGATGGCAAGCCAAAATCCTAAAGGGTACGGTCAATTCTCGATCTATGGGAAATGTCAACTGGCGCATAGGATTGCGTTCTTTCTGACATCTGGCCGTTGGCCTACGCCTAATTGTCTTCATGATTGCCCTCTTGGAGACAATCCAGCATGTTGTAATCCTGACGGATAGCTACATGAGGAAGAACATGATCGAAGATTTGCGCGAAGCTGGCCGCTTTCAGTTAGCGCTCAACACGCTCGGCATGGCCCTGGATGATCTGCTGGCCCCAACGTCGGGCCCCAACTCTCAATCGGACGAGACGTTGCGGCTGATCCACCTTCGGCTGGAGCATCTAGAGCGCGCCGTGGAGGTGAAAGGCTCAACTGACGGACTGCCTGCTGACGACCGCCTTGCCGCCCTGGTTGCGGACCAGGAAGAGTTCAGAGGCGCTGTAAGCACTTCCAATCACATAGCGTCGTTGCTGATAAAGCGAGTGGAAGAACTGGAGCAGCGCATGCAGGAGCCGGGGCCCGCTGTCGGCCCGGACTATACGTTTGTGCCGACGCGCAACGAATTCGCGACACTATCCGCGCACGTGGCCGTGCTCACCGGAGAGATGGAAGCACTTCGACAGGCGCTGGAGCGCAAGCATCAGAACGACCAGACTTGGCGCAGCATGATTGGCAACGTGCTCGGCATAAGGAGACCGCCTCGTGAGTGATGATGAGATCGTCGAGGACCGGGATGCTGATGGGCTTCTCATCTGCTGGAATCGTCATCTGCCCCGGCGCGTATGGCTCAACCCGCGCCCCAGGGAGGTGTGGCTCCTACCGAGCCCCGAGGCCGCGCTGGCGCGACTGGCAACCGCCGACGACGAGACCGACACGGCCCGATGGACGCGGAAGATGGCGCGCATGGCGGCTCGGAGCCATGTTATGCCGCTTCCTGTCCCGGAAGACGCAACGGGCTTCTTTACAGTTGCGGTCCAAGCGGGCTGGCTATCCGGTGGATGGATACAATAGGAAGGGTACATGGAGTTTTTCAGATATTCGATTTCCGAACGCATGTGCAAGGCGATGAAGCAACTCTCTGGTGAGACGATGTTGATTCGTCTGCCAAAATCCGGCACATGGTTGATTGAAGGCGGCGATTTCGTGAATCCCTGGACCGTCAAGGCGATGATCGGTCGCCAGTATCTGGAGGCCGCACCAAACTGTGTGGGACCGCCCTACGTCCTCAGCGACTTTGGGCGTGAAGAGTTAAACGCCGCTTTGCGCGGTGAAAGGAACTAAGGTTGATGAGGGAAGTCGATACAATGTTGGCGAATACCTCCTACGTCGGCCCGGAGCGGCGCACGCGTTCAGGTGCCCTGCGGCGCATGTTTGTCTCCGAGATGACCCCGGAAGAGATGCGGATAGCGATGCTCACCGACGAGTTGACGGGGCTGCCGAACCGTCGCGCCTTTCAGGAACGGACATCGCAACCCGGCGAGATGTTTCTTCTCATGGACGCTTGCGGGCTCAAATACATCAATGACACGTATGGCCTGGCAGCCGGAGACGCTCTCCTGGAGCTGGTGAGTGGCTTTTTGCGCCGACTGGCGAGCATGTATGAGGGCGTTCAGGTGTTTCGGCTCGGGGGGCGCTCCGACGAGTTCCTTCTGGTAGGCCCGGCCGCAGAAGAAGCCGAACGAATGCTTGCTTTTTACCAGCTCAATCAGGAGCTGGCACGCCTACCCCTCTACTGGCACTCCTGGCAGGATCTGGCGGGAGATACATGGCGTCTGCGCGGTGTTACGGTGACCTGGGCAGTAGGACAGTGTCTTGCCAGCGCCGATCTCGCCCTGCGCACAGCCAAGACACTTGGTGAGGAGCAGGGAACGCGGCCGCAACGCGGAGAGTGCCCGCTAGGGCTGCACGTATGGAGGGCGGCTGAGGTGCTAAGGTGAGTATGATTGTTGCCCGTGCCCGTCAAATCCTGAACGACTGGAATGTTGCCAATCCCGGTCGTGAAATCGCCTGGGAGTGGGTCGAGGAGCTACTGATCGCTTGGAAAATCTTGGGCGAAGCGTGCTACCACGGACGAGATGAAACGGTGCCTTTTGCTCGTGCATTGGAGTTTGAGAGGCGGATACCGCCGCCGCTTGTGAGTAGTCTTCATGAGGTGATAAGTCGAAACTATCTTGGAGGCGCGGGTTAAGTGACAGCCGCCATCGCGCAGGCCGAGGGAGAAGAACTCTAACACTCGGGGCCCGACGTAAGCCGGACCCCGTGTTCTCCTTCTGCTACTCAACCCCACACGTTTCCTTCACGCGGCGCAACACCTCTCGAAACAGCGCGTGGCATACGACCGAATGGACGTCCTCGGCCGCTTGGACGTCCTCCGTCCCCACCACGAGCGCAAGGTCGGCCCACCTTTCCAAGGATGACCCCACCTGGCCGATCAATGCCATGACCCTCAGCCCGCGCTTCTTGGCCGCGCTCGCGGCGTGGATCAGGTTGGACGACTCCCCCGACGCCGAGAGGAGGAGGAGCAGGCTGCCCGGCCTCCCCCAGGTCTCTATTTGCCGTGCTAGAGCGCCGGTCCAGCCTATGTCGTTGGACCAGGCCGACCAGATCCCCGGGTTCTCCCCCAGGACATGCACGCGTGGCGTGCTGTAGGCTTTCTCGATCGGCAGCGCGTCGCAGATGCACTTCTCCAGGTCCGTAGCAAAGTGGAGCGCCGTGCAGTGCGACCCGCCATTGCCGGCGACCAGCAACAGGTGACCTGCCGCCGCGCTCTCGGCGATCAAGGAAGCGATCTCGTTTATCCACATCTCGTCAACGTCGAAGACGGCACGTGACACAGTATCCAGATACTCGCGAACATGGCTGTCATAATCTTCGGTCACAATTTTCTCCTTCGGTCGATAGCTGGCCGTCTCGCGCCAGAGAGCCTCGTAGTCTGGCCATAAACGTGTTGGGATGCCAGCCTGCGCTTGATGCATCTGATCCAGGAAGATTGCGCACCGCTCCAACAGGTTGATTGTTTCAATCACTTGTCGTTCTCGCTCATCAGATCCCACTTGCGGTGGTGGACCATGCTCCGCAATCCAGGCAACATCTGGTAGAGCCAATCGCCGGGACACTCGGTCGCTTTAACGTCCCGGTGCCCGCTGATGGTCTCGCTCGTTTGCAGTTCGCCCCAGCAGCACAGGTGCGCACACAACTCCACGAGCGCGAGCATCTGCCGCTCGGGCATGGGGCCCTTGGTGTAGCGCCCCTCGCACTCGATCCCCCAACAAGTGCGGTTAACATGGGTGACCCCGGCATGGGCGCCCTGGATCACTTGGCTGTGAAGTTGCGCTGCGTTCAGCGTCCCCTGACGGCCCTCCAGGATCAGGCCGGAGCGCGTCACCAGAAAGTGATGGCCACTGTCGCTCCAGCCGCGGTCTATGTGATCCTTCTGGATCGCTCGTGCGACGCGGAAGCATCGCTGTCGCTCCAGGAACGCCAGTGGAAGAGGCCAGGCATTCGCTCCTGCGGTGTGATGGATGATTACCCCCTCCGCAGGCGACCAGCTCAGACGTGAATTGTCGACGGGCTTTGCGCCCCACTGTTTGGTGGTGATGATTTTCAACGATTCTGCTCCATGTCGGTAAGGTGGTCAGTCACAGCAATTGTTCGGACGGACAACCTCGGGACACGTAGTCGAACGCACGCTCTTTTTCCGACTGGGAGAGTTCCAGATTTTTGAGCGGTATGTGCGTTGGCGCTGCTGGCGCGTCTTCATTCCAGAAAGCTACCAGAAGATGCCCAGGACGTTTTGGAGGATATTCGCGAACCACAACCCCGATGTGAACGTCATCCGCTTTGACATAGCCTTGCTCGTCGCAATCCGGTACATACCACACTATGTCTCCCGGCTCAATCGGCCTCCAATTCTTGTGAGCTTGCTGCCGTCGCCGCATCTCCTCGGTGTAGTCAAAAACGTTCAATTAATTCTCCTGATGGTCATTAGACACAACTCCATGGGCCATTTTTTGGTGGCGGAATTTTTCACGCGTCCTGCGTTTCGCCTCCGCTGGCCCGCAGCATCTCCATTTCAATTTCCGTCAGGTAGGTGCCGTGCTTACTCCAGGTCCGATGTTTGATCACCGCCGGACATAACGTAAATATGTGACGGTGATGGGCTGTCACCATGAGGGCGCGCAGGTGCGAAATCTCGGCGTGTAATGCTGGATCGTTTCCGATCTCCCGAACGATATCCTCCAATCCTTTGCCGAGACGATAGGTGTCGTAGTGTCGGCGGCGGTGTATCGCACTTGCGGTCGTCCAGGATAGCTGCTTAACACTCACCGCGTTCCTCCGCACGCCAGGATGTCGTTGGCCATGTCTTCGTAAGCCTGCGCGTGCATAGCGAAGAGCATGACACCCTCCAGACACTTGTGAGCTACCTGCTCATGAGACTTGATGATTTCGCGTTGCAAGCGCGGAAAGATCAAAAAGCCCAGCCAATTGCGGCGACTGCGTTCGGCCTTTATTGCCCATTGTCGATAGCGCAGGCCGTTCAGGAACGCCTCGACATGACACAGCTTGGCCTGATGATCGAGCCAGCCGACGCTAACCGGTTGATTCTCACTCACCGATGATACCCTCCATAACTGCCGTGCGTCGAGTCGACCGCGCGCTCTTCCTCGGCGCGGCCGAACAGCTTTTCACTCTCCCACCACTGGTAGCGGCCCTGTCGCTCTTCCTCCGTCATCTCTTCCTCGGCCTTGACCTCGCTCGCGCGCAGGGTTCCGTCGGTATGAACGGCGTACGCCTGCTCGAAATTTCCGGTCTGTGCATGGCCGATCCAATACCCGATTACAACGGCGTCTCCGGCATCAGTTGATCCGCCCCCCTCGCCGCCCTTATGCTTGCGAAGCCTGGCGCGAATGTCATCCTTCGACTCCAACTTGATCTGACCACTGGCGGTGGTGGTCCAGCGCGGAGCGGTCAAATCGGCCAATAGATCATCGTCAGGCGGAAGCTGTAGCCCTCGTCCAAGCTGGGGATCAAGAGCTTCACGTAAAATCCACCAGGAGGCAGCTCTTACATTTAGGAAAGAAAGAGTGCCACTGGCATCGGTCACGTCAGTTCGATTGGAGGCGTTATAGGGAACAACCGGCTGACCCAGTTCCCGCAGGCGATCGAAAACACCGCTTCCAACGCCGATAATATCAATGCCTACGGCCATTGGGCGCCAGCTTATCGCAAGGTCGAAGATGCGTTGCGCCGTCTCCATCGTGTCGGCTTTCTTCCAGCGATGTAGCACATCTACCCGTAATCCTTTCCAAATGGCAACGACTGTGGAATCGGCGCCCTCTCGGGCAATATCACAACCAAACGCAATCATGGATTTTCAGCCTTAAGATGGCGCCATGTCTTCCCATTTCTAATCTGGTAAATGGTATTCTTGTGGACGCCAAATAGATTGGCCATTTTAAAAGCAGATATGTTTCTTCGCTGACCAATATATTCGACGCGCCCATCATTCAAGAGTGCTCTCCCATGCCGCTCTCCAATGTCTCGAACGCGACCGGGATCGGTTTGTAAAATACTGCGCCCTTGCCGGATCATGTCACGCATGTTATCCAATGTCGTGCCGAGCAATAGATGTGCGGGATTGCAGCAAGGTGGATTATCACATTTATGGAGAACCGACAACCCAGGGGGAATGGGACCGTTGGCGATCGCCCAAACAATGCGATGAACGCTACGGCGGCGGTAGTGATCTCGAATACGCCCGTAGCCGAATTTTTGCTTTTGGCCTAACCGTGGCCAGCATTCGTCCGTCTTGCCGATTCTTACTCTATCCCAAACACGTTCGATTAGGGGTTTGTGTCTATTGGGCATCTACCTGCCTCCACCGGCTTTGCGCCACTTCTACCCAATCCGGCGGGATAACGCCGTCTTCCTGCTGAGCGCAAAACTCACCAAGAACATGTGCCTGAAACAGATAACTCATTTCTCCCCACTGGCGTCGGCGCGACTCGACCCACTCAGGTTCGATACGCCCCGCTGCAAGAGCCCGATCTAACGTAACATGGATGACGTGCCAATCCTCGTAACCTTCCTTGCGGTTCTGGATCTCGTAAAAACGTCCTTCCGGCCGCCCAGGTGTTGAGATGACAAGGGCATACGCCTCCTTGCTAGTACTGAAACAGCCCTCCAACGCGTCAAAGAACGCTTTGTCAATGCTCTTTGCTTCATCAAAGATCATTGCTATGGAAGAGGCATGGCCTCCCTCCATGCTTGCGGGGTCCGTTGCCGTAGCTGCGTACGCGTGACCCGTGGTTAGTGTCAACCGTTCCAGCAACATCTCGGTTTTAGCATCGTAGGGAGTTCGGCCAACTCGGTCCCATCGTATACGGCGAGCCGTCTTGCGAATCTCGGGCCAGAGATAGTCCTTGAGTTGCCGTCCGACACTTGCGGTCGATCCAATCTTCCAGTCCGTCGCGGCATCTCGCGTCAGAGCCATCCAATGCAGCATCACTGAAGCGATAAAACTTTTGCCAAGACCTCGCGGGCCTCGCACGCATACGCGCTTCTTGGCGGGGAGTGCTGCTAATATCTCCGCCTGATACTCAGCCAATCCTTCATTCGGCCCCCATCGAAGGCAGTCGTGTGCGAAGGCAACTGGATCGTTCCAATATCGCTCTTGAAATGGCGTCCGCCGATTAGAAACGCTCATCTCTTCCTGGCGCAGCTCGTGATAAACACCGACGACCTCCTCGGGAGTGGCCACCTCCAGGAGGCTGCGTGCCATCTCCTCGATCTGCGCGTCGGTCCAGTCGCCCGAAAGGAGATCAGACATCGTCGGTCGTCTCCTCGTCGTCTCCCAGGCCGTGCACCTCTGCGGAATAGTTCCAGGGAACAAGCGCCGTCGCGGCGTCCGTTATTTCTTCCGTCTCTGCCTCCGTCACCTCGACGTCGATCGGCGGCTCCTCCTCGTTGCCAGCGGCGAGCGCCTGCCCCATTCGGGCGCTGACGGAGGCCAGAACCCGCTCCCGCACCTCGGCGGGCATGGCCCGGAGTACGTGCTGGACAGTAACCGTGATAGCGGAATCGTCGCGACGGTGTAGCCCCGAAATCTTTGCCAGTTCCCGCCCGGCGGCCTGCGCGTCGTAGAGTTCGATCTCAGCAGAGCCATCTTTCCCCACTTTGATTTTTTTGATCAGGTGAGTGAGACCGAGTTCCCTCGCTTTGCGCAAGCTTGGACGGGGCACTTCATCGGGGTCATCGGGGTCATTGGGGTCACTCCAGAAGTCGCCCATGTCACCGCGAGCATGGGAGGCAAAAAGCGCGAGGATCTCCATGGGCGCCATGTGGCGGCTCGTCCACTTCTCGATATGGTAACGAACTGAGGGGTCGTTGAGGAAACGTTTTGCTACGCGCCGGAGCGCTTGTTCATCATCACTAATTCCAGCAAGGCGTGCAGCTTCAACCGCGTCACCGCGGCAGCGTCCGAGGTAGAATTCTAGCCAAAGCCGTTTCTGAGGAGTAAGAGTTGGCTCTGATGGTCCAGGCAATGCTTTTGGCATACTGAAGATGATACCGCTACGGATATCGCCCGCGCCAATCGGCGCGTGTCAGCCATCGACCGCACTTTACGAAGGCGAGATAAGGAGGGACCGAACTTTCGCGGGTCCGGCCCCCTGAATGGTTGCAGTCCTGTCGCGTTCCGCGACGTCCATCACTTCATCTGTAAGTCCTCCTGTATATTCTGTGGTTTGACACACCATCTGCCAACCTTGCAAAAAGTATGCCAAACGGATCGTCGACGGCCGGTACGGTACGGCTCTTGCTGCCTCCTTTATGAGCATATCCTACCCTCTAATCGTCTGCTTTCAGAGTTGACCGATCCTTAGAGCCATCGAACGCGCGGCTCGCCCCGGTAACCCTTTTGCCAAATGAAAAAGGCAAAGGCCGTGGCGTTGGTCTTGCCATCTTCCGAAAACGACGGCCGCTTGCTACACACTTCCACGGCGCGAGGCGGAAATTCCTTGAACAGTCCGTCGCGCCGCCCCTGTCCTTCCAAAAACGCCAGCCGTAACAGAAACCCGAGTTGACCGCCATCCCGGAGAAGCAAGAGGCCCGCGCGGACGAACGCTTCGGCGCAGGCATAGGGTGGATTTCCTATGACCAGATCATATTCGAGTCTGATCTGGTGGGCGCACACAGGGAAGTCACCTGTCAACCATCCATCATACTTCTCCGGTCGTTCCACGTCACGAATCTCTACTCCATAGATGAACGCGCTCGGCCACAGTCTTCGTGCCACTTTACCCCATCGACCCGAACCCGCCCCCAGATCCAAGATACACGGACGTGTCACCTGAACCTCTAGCGCAGCCAAGCATCGCTCGACGGTGCTGTAATCGGTCTCATAGTGATCGTTCGGCATTCGGCCTAGCCCATCCGCTCGCTTGAGATGCACCGAGCGCGGGGCGCGGAACGACGCGTCCAGCGATGCAAGGATAGGGTACTGAGTGTCTCGCCCCTCCACGGTTCGTCCTCCAGATACAAAAAGAGGGGCGGTCAATCGACCGCCCCTGAAGTAGGGATGTTTTAGTAAGGAACACTCGTCAATGAACATTGCACGAAGTATGCCAAAATGGCAGACAGCCAAGGAACAGCCCGATTGGCACGGTTCGTGCAACGTTCGTTGACGACACGGTAAGTGTCTCCTTGCATTGATCTAGGTGTCTGTTTGGCCCCCGCCGACTGATGGCGGGGGCTCTTTCCATGATGAACGATTTTCTTGAACAAGAAATCATAGGGATTGGCGAACATATCGCTCCACCCTCCGTCAGGGTGCTGACCACGAGCGACGGAAGAAAGCATCTAGTCTATAGGGGTCCTCGCGCGATCATTAGCTACTTCATCCATCTCCCGCAGGCGCGTGTCTTTGATGGTGGCCGCACTCTCTGCCTACCCGTGACGCGTGAGACGGTGATGTGTCTGGAGGTCATGGGGCGGTTGGAGGAGGCGGATGACAGCTACATCGCAGTTGTCCGGGAGTTGCTGCAGCCGAGTGCGGAGGCGCTCACTTACTATCCGGCCCCCGTGCCCAATGCACCGCCGCCGCGCCCCCACCAGCTCGCCGCCTTCGGTTGGGCACTGGATGGGATCTTCGGCGGACGCAAAGGGTTTGTGAACGCCTGCACCTTAGGCTGTGTCGCAGGGGAGACAATCCTTAACATTAATCGCTCGGGAGCAGGGCGGGAGTACTCAATTCGCGACGTCTATCGTCGCTTTCATGGTTGTGCTCCTCAAGGGGACCGCCGAAAAAACCAAAAGTGGAAGCGTTCCATTCAGACGTTTGCGCGGTCGCTTTGTGATGGAGAGTTTCGTCAACATCGCGTCGTCGACGTCCTCTCTCAAGGCGTAATGCCCGTTGTCAAACTTCTATTGAAGTCAGGGAAATCAATCCGCTTAACAGGCGATCATCCCGTTGCACGCCCTGATGGTTCGTGGACTCGTGTTGATGAGCTTCGGCCTGGTGATGAGGTTCTCGTAAACGGAACTGCACTTTGTAAGAAGTGCGGCTCAAGTGATCGGGTAAGCAGCTCTAGGAACTCAAAGCATCCAGGCTATTGTTTTTTATGCATTACTCGCTTTCTACGCGGAGGTCAACGGACGCCTTCAACACTTTTTGAGCCGGACATTCAATGTATAGCCTGCGGTAGCGCTAAAGATGTACTGCGAACTAGCTATCTCAAGAACAAAGGGTATTGTCGTTCTTGTGCTCTCCGTCGCGCAGTAGACGCTCGAAGAGCAAGCGGGTGGAAAAGTCCAAGTGGACCGCAGCATCCAAATTGGAAAGGGGGGCGCTATCGCGATAACGACGGATACATCTTGATTAAAATGCCCGAGCACCCAAGGGCTCAATCAAGTGGCTATGTTTATGAACATATCGTTATCCTAGAGCAAAAACTTGACATATCAATAACCAAAGATAAACACGTTCATCACAAGAATGAAAACAAAGCAGATAATCGTCCCGAAAATTTGGAACTCCTTGATCCAAGCGAGCATCTTGTTGCTCATTCAGGGCATCGAAGACTAAATGGTGGCCGAAGCGGTAAGGGTGGCGAAGTCATCTTTATTCCCAAAGTCGATGTTGTTGTCTCAATCGTCTCGGACGGAGAGACCGACGTTTACGACTTGGTAATGGAAGCGCCACACCACAACTTCGTGGCCAACGGAATCGTGGTCCACAACAGTGGAAAGACCAAAATGGCCATCGATCTCATGCGCCACTTCGTACAAACCCGCGCTCTGGTCATCGGCCAGAAGATCACGTTGGAGCAGTGGCAAGAACAACTCGCCCTCTATTGGCCCGAGGCGGAAAGTTACATTCTGCACCAGCAGGGGAGTCTGGAGAACCGAAAAGCCTATCTGGCCGATATCCGCAGGTGCGAATCCGTGCCTCCCTATCGTATTATCCTCGTCAATTGGGAAACTGTCGCCGCGCTGGAGAAGGACCTCAAGAAGTTTGGCAAATTCGATCTGATCGTGGCTGATGAATCCAGCCGTCTTCTCAGCCGCACCACCGCCATGGCCCGGGCTGCGAAGGCCCTGGCGTGGCGTCACGCCTGGTATACGATCGCGATGACAGGGACACCGATCCGTAAAAGTGTCGAGGACCTCTGCGCGCTCGGCCAGTTTGTGGATAGCTCTGTATTCGGCTCCCGCATTGCCGAATTTCGCCAGCAGTATTGCGACGAGTTATGGACGAGCAACCATCCTCTGTCGGTGCCCAAACCCGAGCGCGTGGCGGAGCTGGTTACGAAGTTCTACTCCTTCGGCTATCGCGTGAGCCGAGCGGCCGTCGATATGCCGGAGCCCGAGCGACGCGTCGTTCACCTGAAGCCTTCCCAGGAACAGGTCGAGCAACTGGAGCGTATCGACCGCGGTGAGACCTGCGAGGCCAGCAACGTCCTCGCGCGTATCATCCGCCAGCAGCAGGTGACGGCGGGCTTCGCGATGGCGCCCCATGACGCTCCCGCCGCCACCTGGGACGGAGAGCACGAGCAGATCCTTCGACCGCGCCCTCTGCACAATCCCAAACTGGATTGGATCATGGACTACCTGGAGGAGGCGTGGGACACCGAGGACGGCAAGTTCCTGATCTGGACGCGTTTCATCCCTGAGATCGATCTCCTCCATCAGCGGCTCGTCGACCGCTGGGGGAGCAACGCCGTCGCACGGCTGGACGGCAGCACTCCGGATGCGCGCCGCCAGGAGATTCGGCGGGCCGTCAACGACCGGTTGAACCCGCTTCGTGTATTGGCATGCAATTTGCAGACAGGTGCAATGGGGCTGGATCTGCCGGGGATTGACATAATGGTGTACCATTCGTCCACGTTCGATTATGTCAACCGCGTGCAGTCGGAGGGGCGTGGAACACGCCTTGGGCGCACGAAGCCCTGCCAGATCATTGATCTCGTCCTGACCGGCACCATCGACGAGCATATCGCCGACGTGCTGGCGCAAAAGCAGTCCGTCCATGACCTGCTGGTAGGCCAGGGATTTCGACAGTTCCGTGAGGGTTCATGAGCAACACCGCGGTCTCGCAGTATCGCTCGGTTGATGGAGAGGCCATACCGGGCTATGTCAATATGCTCGTCTACGGTCGAGTCGGAGTCGGGAAAACGGTTTTCGCAGCCAGCGGGCCCGGTCCAATCCTCTACCTCGATCTGGACGATGGTCTGCTGTCCGTCCGACGTCCTCGCCCGGAATTGGCGGAAGAATTGAACCTGTGTGCGCCGGGCCATATCTATGCCGAGCGCGCTACCAATTGGGAGGAGTTCGTACGGGTAATCAAGCGTGTCAACATGTGCAGCAAAATGCCCGGCTTCTTCAAGACGGTTGTGCTGGACAACATTACCACAGCACAAGTCTATTGTCTCCAGGGAAAACTCGGCGAACTTTCCGTCGAGCGGTTGCCGGAGCGGACGGACTGGAACCTTGTGCTGCAGCAACTTCGTGCGACCGTCCTGCTGTTGTGCAAGCTGCCGTGCCATGTCATTCTTATCGCTCATGAACAGGAGAAGGATCGGATCGTCGGCCCGGCGATCCAAGGTGCCGCCTACAAACAGATCCCTGGCATGGTGGATCTGATGTGCCGTTATGAGATCCGCCCGCGCGAGGTGGACGATGAGAAGGGCGGCAAGAGGACCGAGGAGTTTCGCGTCCTGAACTTCAATGCCTCGTCCCCCGTCCCTGGCGTCAGCCTGGGCGTAGAGGCCAAGAACCGCGGCGGCTGGATGAACAAGCTGGAGAAGCCGCACTTTGGGCAGATTATCGAAAAACTGTATCCCACCGCTAACCCTAGCAATACCGAGAAAGGATCGCAATGAGTGCAACGATGACCGATGAAGAACTTTTGAGCCAACTGGAGCAAGAAGCGTCAGCCCCTCCTCCTGGCGGCGGTGGCGGAGAGGCAGATGAGGAGGCGCTCCTCAACGAGGGGATCAACCCCAACATCAGCCTGGATACGATTGTGCCAGCAGGGCAATATGTGGCGCGCTTCGAGGAAGTGATCGTGAAGCGGTCGCAAAGGCGCGAGGAGCGCGATCCCAAGAACCCTCATCTTCCGGCAACCCTGAAGGGCGGCACCCTTATGCTGGAGTGTAAACTGGTGATCCTGGCAGGGGAGCACGAGGGCCGAAACCTCTACGACCGGCTGATGCTGGAGGGCAAGGGTGACGTGCGTTTGGCTCGGGTCGCCAGCGTCCTTAACCGTTACGATCGGGACCTGAAGTGCCTGACGGGCTTCCCCTCAAATCCTCCCACGGCAGGGGAGATCAAGCGGTGGCTGCTCGGTCAGGTCGTCACCGTTGAGGTCGAAATCACCCCGGAGCGAACGTGGAACGGCAAGAAACAGCCGCCTCGGAGCGAGATCGCCTTCATGGGCTACCACGAACCGCCGGCCCAGCCCACGGAGACCGCACTGGCAGCGCCCGAGTGGAAGTGACGCCTTCAGGCGGTGCAGCGTGGCGACCGGCACCGCCTGAAGGCGTCACTCCGGGATCGTCTAACGGCAGGACACCGAACAGATGAGCGACTATTACAAGCAATGGCGCGCTAAAGTAATCCAAGATTTGGGCGGTGTTTGTGTCTGGTGTGGAGCGACGAATCATCTCCAAATCGACCATATCAATCCAGCTCAAAAACGCGTATCCGTGTCTAATATCTGGTCTTATTGTTCTGAGATTGTCGAAGAAGAGTTGGCCAAGTGCCAGCTTTTGTGTGAGATTTGCCACAAGGGAAAGCATGCAGCGACCCATGGCACTTATTCTCGTTATCGACATCACAAATGCAGATGCAATCCTTGTCGTGAGGCAGGGAACAGATATATGCGCGATTACAAGAAAAAGCGTCGCAGTCGTTCTTGGAGCCGTCAATCGAGGTTCGAGTCCTCGTCCCGGAGCCAGAGTAGTGACCTGCGTGGGATGGCTGCCCACGACGAAAGTGACATAACGCAGCCGCGTGCTCGCCCCGCTCCCCCGGTGGGGAGGATGAGAGCGAAATAGCGCAGGCCGTCAACGGAGAGACCCGCTGGAGAACCGTTTTGGGCGCGTGTCGTAAACCGTCCACCTTGCGGGGTGGAGCAGCCCGGTAGCTCGTCAGGCTCATAACCTGAAGATCGCGAGTTCAAATCTCGCCCCCGCAACTGGCGAGGGGGGGTGCCGTCGGAAACGAGCCGACGGCGCTCTCTCGCCCGCCCTCTCTGTTTCGCGGTATGGAAGTACTTCCAGCGGAGTGGTCTGGCCGAACAGAGATCCTCGCCGAGAGGAGCAGTACTGACTGCAACTCGGCATCAACGGCAGAAGTTCGGCACGGCGCCGTCCCGAACAAAACCGTGCGCTTCCGTCACGGCGTATGAGCAAGGTGGCCAAACCTCCGCTGCGGCGGGGAGCGACTGTGAAGCCAGTAAGAAACACCGGTAAATATGCGCGTCACGGAGACGCGGGCATGTAGCTCAATGTAGAGCGTCCGGTCGATAACCGGAAGATCGAGGTGCAAGTCCTTGCGTGCCCGTGGCGTGGGTAGGCCAAAGGCAGAGCCAGCGGGATACAAACCGTCGGAATGGGCGTTCGAGTCGTCCCCCACGCCGTATGGACAAACAGAGCAAGTTCAATCAGATCTTCAACGAGCCGGTCTCCATGGGCGATTGTGGCTATGCGCTGTCGGCCGAGTTGTATCCGACGGAGTATGAAGCGGCCGCCGTCTTCAGCGCCTATCTGGAGGAGCAGGTGTCGCCCGATGACCTGGAGCGTAGCGCGGTGCGATATAGTATCCCTCCCGCAGACGTAGAGTGGGATCGTTCTGACGGCGCCTGCTGGTGGGGCGGCGCTACCGGGCGAGGCGCCAAGCCCATCTGGTGGTACGAAGAATGAAAAAACTCTATCGCGGATACGCCATTACTGTCAAACGCGATCAATCACTGGCTGGCTGGGAGAATATCTACTGCACGGTCATGCGTTTGCGCGACGATTGGTTCTATATTGACGATTTTCACAGCGGGGATTACGGTACGGTGCCCGAAGTGATCAACGAAATGAAGGCGCACGTCGACTTGCTCCTAGATTATCCCGAGGAGGTTGAAGAGGAGCGTCTGCCACCAGAGTTGCGGGCGGAACGGGAGCAGGAGTGGTGGGACGAGAAGGGACCGACCAACGAACCGGCTGAGGGCTCTCACTAAATGGCTGATTGTTTTGTCGATTTGCATACGCATTCACAGTTTTCTTGTCAGGATGGGTTTGGAAACGCCGAGCAGGTGCGCGACCGCCTTCAGGAACTGGGCCACAAGGCCATGGGCCTGACAGATCATGGCGTGTCAACGGGTCATGCAGAATTCTTCCGCGTGTTCAAAGCCGCCGATCTCAAACTTGTTCCCGGAGTCGAGTTCTACCACTGTGAGGACATGGCCGTCCGCGGCGTCAAGAGCGAGACCAACCAGGAAGAGCAACGCAGCGCGCGGGCCAGCTTGCCGCACCTTACCGTCCTGGCATTGAGCCAGCAAGGCTACCAGAACCTCCTGGCGCTTCATAAGATCAGCTACCGCGAAGGCTTCTACTACCGGCCGCGCATCGACTGGAACGCCATCCTTCGCCACCAGGAGGGGCTGGTTGTGATGACAGGCTGCGTGGGTGGCCACATCGCGCGGCTCATCAACGACGATAAGGCGGAACTGGCGCACCAATGGCTCAGCTACCTCAAAGGCCGCATCGAGCATCTCTACGCCGAGATCGTCCCCATCCCGGGACTGGAGATCAGCCATCGCCACTGCCAGGTGCTCTGGACGATGGCAGGCGATCTGAAGATCCCGCGCGTCGTGACGTCCGATGCCCACTTCCCTCGGCCCGAGGATTACGCCGCCGAGGACACCATGGCAGCGCGCTCCATCGGCAAGCGTGTCGATGATCCCGATCGGAAGATCAAGCTGCCAGCCGAATGCTACCGGTGTTCGGGTGATGATATCATGGCGCGGCTGCAGACGGTTCTGCCGAAAGTATCTCGGCACGATCTGGCGCTGGCTGTAGGCCGGAGTATGAATATCGCCGATCAGTGCGAGGTGGAGCCGCCCCGGGCGTCGGGCCCGATTTTCAATGTGGGAGTAGACGTTACGCCTGAAGGACTTCTATGGAAGTGGATAGTGGAAGGCTTCGAGTACCGAAAGTCCTCCGGGGATATCCCGGCGACGGAATTGTTACCGAGCGAGTACTACCGCGAGTTCAACAAAGCGAAGGGTGCTGGGTCTGGAAAGGCGGCTGGGCAGGGGAAGGATACTCCAGCGTCTATCTGCTCGGCAAGGGATACTACGTACACCGGCTTCTCTACGAATACTTCAGAGGAGGATTCGACCGAAAACTTGGCCTCGACCACCTCTGCCGAAACCACGCCTGCGTCAACCCATGGCACCTGGAGCCCGTTACGAGAGCCGAGAACTTGCGGC